TCGCTGGTCACCGACGCGGGCAAGCCGGCGAGGGCCACGATCTGCCGGATGCCGGCGCAACGGGCGCGCTCGGCCAGGATACTGCCTTGCACGGCGGCCAGGGTTGCGGCCTGCTGGCGGGCCTGTTGGGCTGCAATCACCTGAGCCGAAGGGACTACGGGCGGCTGAACGGCGATGGGTGGAACGGGGGGAACGGCAGCAGCCGCGGGCGGAACGGACGCGGACATGAATTCGGTCCCGGCATCGGCCGGCACGGGGACCAGGGAGATTTCGAACGGCTCCCAATCGATGGCCATCAACTGCTTTCTGGCCTGGCCTTTCGCAGTCACGTCCTTGGTCTGATAAATCCAGATCCCCGGACTGAGGTTCTGGATGATCTTGTCCTTCACGTCGTTCCAGATCGGCGTTACGGCATCGCGCATACTGAAGCGCAAGGTCGCTTTGCCGTTATTGCCGTCTACCCAGGCTTTGACGGTGACACCCAGTTGGTTCTGGACGCTGCCGCCGTAGTGGCCATCGAGCACGGCGCCGCCGTTGTTCAGGCGGTCCATGCGGCAGCCGGCCATGTCGAGCGTCAGATCGTATTCCGATCCGTCGTGCCAGTCGTAGCGGGGCACGGAGGCACCGGCGTACCAGGTCACATCGACCGTTCGGTCGGCATCGTTGGCGGAGCTGGCCGTTTGCGGCGCCATGGCGAAGCGCTCAAGCTGCACGGTGGGAGTAGGGGCCAGCGCGTCGGCCGGCACCTCTGCGGGTGGCGCTTCGACCACGGGCGGAGCTTCAATTACAGGGGCGGTTTGTTCGTTTTCCATGAGGTTCCTTAAAGTTTGTGGTTTAGATGTGGAGGTAGGTCCGCTGGTTGGGCATGTCGCGGAAGACTTCTTCGCGGATCTTCGCCAGCTCGTCGCCGACGTCCTCAACCTGCGCCGAGTTGCGCGCACTGACTACCTTGGGTGCGGCCTTCTTGGCGGCCGGGGTTTCTTCGGTCGAATCGATGGGTTGCGCCAGGCCCTTCTCGTTGACCCAGCGCGGATCGCCGTCGAGCACGATGCCGGCTTTGTCGAATCTCTTGTTCCAGGCTTCGATTTCGTTGATCTGGGTTTCCGGGTCCTGGCCGGCTTCGATCACCATTTCGGGCCACGTGGTGCGGCCGAGACGGAGGTTCGTTTTCGCGGCCTGTGCGTCTTTCACCGGATCGACGCTTTGGAACTGCGGCGCCGTCCACTGCACGCCGTAATTCGGCTTCGGAATCTTGCCCTGGATCACCAGGATGTCGATGAACCTTTTCCAGACCGGATTGCAGGTGTTGGGAATCAGCACCAGCCAGCGGTAGGCTTCGATGGTGTTGCGGAAGCTGAGCATGCCGGCGCGGTAGCTCGAATAGTTCACGTTCGAGAGATCGTTCGACAGCAGCTCATAGGGCACGTCTACGCCGGCGCCGATGCCCTGCAATTCCGTCATCAGGTACTCGCGGTATCCGCCCACGCCGTGCGGCTGGTTGAATTTCACGTCCTGGCCTGGCTTGCCGTACATGATCAAGCCCGGTTCGAAGTGATCGATTGAGGCGTCGTTGGGGTCCGGCGCGCCGATGCGCACGCCGCTGGTGCCTTCGGGCTGCGTCACCATGGCGACGGCGCAGGCCTCGATCTTCTTGCGCAGTCTTTCCGCGTCGCGGTAGTCGTCCAGGTCTCGCAGAGCCATCATGACCGGCGACAGCCACGGCACCCCGCGCACCTGGCCGGGCCGCAACATGCGGTAGTTGTGAAGGACTTCTTCGGCGGGAATCAGTTTGCTGAGGATGCCGCCGCGCGGGTTCATTAAGACGACGGCGCCGGGGTGGAAGTTGTACAGCCAGTAGCCTGCCCGTGCGCCGATGGGATCGAACTGGACGCCCTGGATGATGTAGCCGTCATTCGACAGACCCATGGTGCGGTGATCGTCCAAGAAGTCGGATTCGAGCACCTGGAGCTGCAGTGGGATGCGCAAATTGTCGCTGGAATAGCGCGGCCGGTAACGAATCAGGCCTTCGCCCGATTCTGCAGTGGTCCTGGTCATCAGCGCTTGCAGGCCGTAGAAGTCGTACTGCCCGCCGGGGTCGCAACGCTCCGAGAAATACGGCCATTCGGCATCGATCCGCTTGTCCAGATCGGGGTTTCCGGTTTTGGCTCTGGGGACGATGCCTGTTCCGACCGTGTTCCCCACCAGCTCACTGACTGCTTTGGAGGCGTAGGGGTTGTTGCGGACCAGCTCGCGCGATCGGTTGCGCAGGAAGTGGATGGACTGGCCCAGTTCGGCGTTGGCGTCGGTACCGCCCGACTGCCAGCCTTGCGTGCGGCGTCCGGACATGGCGCCGTCGTAGCTGAGGAGTTGCATCGCGGCGCGGGCGCGCTGGCGTTCGAAGCCCGCGCGCGGGGAGAAGTAGCCGATGGTGTTATCGAGCCAGTTGCTGTTGGGTTTGGTCATTGGGGTTAGCCGCGGCAGTGCGAAGTGAAGCGCGCCATGGACGGCGGCGGGCCGCTCTTGAGCTTGTCCATTTCCTGGTCGATCAGCGCCAGTTCCTTGATGCGTTCGTCGCCGGATGAGAAGGCGATGCGGTAGTTCTCGCGCTGAAGTTCCTTGACGCCGAGTTGGGCGAGGAGCTTGTCGCGTTTGGCTTGCAGGTCGATGAGGGTCATTGGTTTCCTGTAGGGTGAGAAGAGGCGCTGGCGCCTGTGTGCGCGCTTCGGAATAGCGCGTTGCCTCTAAATCTTGCGTACGTCGCTAGAACCAGCTCCGCTTTGGGATGAAGCTCTCTTTCGGCTTCTCCACTTGCGGCTTGGCCACGCTGGCTTCAACGACTGGCTGCACGTGACAGTGGGCTTCCATGTCCGCCCAGTACTTTTCGGTGAACATGGTGGGGTTATCAATCCCGCACACTGCGATGGCCAGCCGGTTGTACTGTTCGGTGTCCAGCGGTTCGTTGCGTTCGTGGCCGGGGATGATCTCGTAAGATGCTTTCCCCTTCCGCACGATGCGTTGTTCGGAGCACAGCCCCGCGAACCAGGCCCGCTGATAGTCCGGGTAATGCTGGAAGCCGGGAGACGGGATCGACGACGTGAGCGCGCCCTCTGGAATTTCGGGAATCGGCAAGCGCAGCCACCCGTACAGCTCGTTTTTGGCGCAGACGCCGCCGACTTTCCAGATGCGGACGTTCTGCCTTCGCCTGGCGGCGTCGGTCTTCGACACGGAAGCCACGATTTTCTGCCAGTCCGGATCTCCCGCCGTGGGAATCACCGTCCGCGCCTCGTAAACTGACGATCCGGTAGCTTCCGAGTGCGCCGGGGTGGGATGGTGCAGGGCAAATTCGTACACCACGTTGGCCAGATAGCCGGTGTCGATCGCCATGGCCATAATTGGCAGCGGTTGCCCGGTCGCGGCGTGCGGGAACGGCATGGCCAGCAGTTCGGCCAGCATCTGCCACGGCTCGTTTTCCACTCGCGAAATATCGCCGCGAAAAACCCAGTAGCCGATGTGCCACGCTTCTTTGCCGCGGCCCCACGCCTTGACGCCGACTTCCAGGCGAGAGGGGTTCTGCTGCACATCGACCGCCGCGGTCAAGAACAGGCCGCGGTGCGGCACGCGCGCGTGCTCGTTCCACGGAAACGCGCCGGCGCCGGTGGAAAAGTGCGGGTAGTATTCGCGCCGGAGCCAGATCTTTTCATCGTCCGGAGCATCGCCGCGTTCGTCTTCCCAAACTTCGCCCAGAACCTGGTTGACGAAGACTTTCAGCGCGTTGACGTCGCGTTTTCCCTTGACCGCTTCCCAGTCCGACGCCATTGTCGACCAGGAATACCAGCCCAGCGGACTCAATCCTGCAGGAAGGTGAAACGAAACCCAGCGGGATTTCTCCATCTGCTCGAAAATCGGCGCCATCCCCGGCAGATTCGCCGCGGGAAACCCGGCATCGGCCAAATCAGGGCAGGTTACGGTGGCCACGAAGATCCCGCGCGCCAGCATCGTGCCCTTGAACCGCTCCGGGATGAGTTGCGCGCACCCAACGCACGATAAACCGGCGCCGCTGTAACGCGCATCGCGCTGGTCCGGGGTTTCGCCGTCGACCGGCTTGTCCCACTTCAAATTTGTGAAGACAAATCGCTGATAGTGGCCACAGTGGGGGCACGGCAGGAAATAGTACCGCCGGTCGCCCGCCAGAAACTCGCGGTGGATGCGCGATGTCGACGCGCCGGTGGGCGTCGAGATCATCAGCATCTTGCCGCGGGGGAAATTGGTGAAGCGGCGCTTCAATCCCGTTACCGGGTCGCCTTCGCCCTCTACATCTCCATCGAATCCGTCGACTTCATCCAGAATCAGATCGGCGGCCGGGGTAGATCGGAGTTTGGCGCCGGAACTGGACCAGGCGAACTTGATGAGGCCCTTGCCGCCTCTCACCTTCTTGTTGAAAATCGTGTTGCCGGAGTCTCTGGACTTCTGCGGCGCCAGCAGACCGGCCAACTCAGGCGAATTCTCTACCATCCCCGACAGGCGCGTCTTACTCCACTCTTCAGCGACTCCTTGCGAGGGGAGAACCACCAGAAAGCTGCTGGGGTACTGGTGCATCTTATAGCCCAGCCAGTTCAGCCCGGCTTCGGTGGCGCCAAGCTGCGATCCCTTTTCGACTGCCACGGTTCTGGCGGCTGCCATCGGGCTCAGGCAGTCCATGACCTGCCGCAAGTACGGCGTCCGATCGGTTCGCCACGGGCCCGGGGCCGGCGAAGGCTGCGCCACGATCCGGAACTGGTCTGCCCATTCCGATACAGTCAGCACGGGCGGCGGCTTCATGCCGCAGTTCCATGCCTCGTTTACGATCTGTCGGGCGGTTTGCATTGCAGACGTCGGCAAACTTCAAGCGGCATCCAGCGGCTGCTGGCTTCGCGCTTCCAGGTACAGCCGGACTTCCGCATCGAGCGCGAGAAACATATCGCGTTCCGGTACTCCAAACTGAGCGGCGAGTGAGGCGGCAATCCCGGAGGACGGCCAGTTCAACAGCGCTTCCCGTTCTGCTGTAGCGCGTTCGGTTTGGGCGGCGCGCACTTCGTCGGCGGGGATCAGCTTGCCTTCGAACTGCTCGACTTCCAAAATGGCCCGTCTGCCCTTGGCTTCGGCGTGGACCAGTTGCCAGTGAGCCAGGGATCCGCGCGGCGGGCCGTCGTAGTCCTCGGCCAGTTCGGGGCCAGGTGCCAGATCTTCCGTAGCAGGCTCATCCTGTGAGCCAGTGGGCATGGTAGGAGGCGGCGGCGCGGGCGCTGCTTGCGGCCGTCCCCCGGCGAGTTTGCTGGGTTGGCGGCTGTCGCGGTTGCGGTTCCAGGCGGCGTCGGCCGCGGCGGGGTCGATGCGGCCGGAAACCAGCGAGATCTTGCCAGCCTTGACCGCTTTGTTCACGGCGGTGTGGCTAACTCCCCTGGATGCCGCGTATTGGCGGATGGAAACGAGTTCAGGCGGCGAGGGCGGGGTCAAAGTGGAAGGGCCTGGAAACCAGGGTGGAAACCCGGTTTTTACTTTTGTAGCTAGTCAACTTGCGCATTTGTTAAACCCCCACGCGGCAAGTCGCCGCCAAGGACCCGAATTCTCAGGCCACCATCCGGCGGCCGGCCGGCGGCCGAAACAAAGGGGTTACGCGCGCGCGTTTGCGGCGGCCGGGCGCCCGTTTGTCACGCAAACTTTAGGACAGCCACCACGGCATCCGCAGCGCTGTGACGGTAGCGAATCATACGCGTGCTAGTGAGGTAATCGGCCGGTTATTCGGACAGTGTTCGGAAAAGGAGGGTCAGGCCTGCGGCTTCGCCCGGCTCTTCAAAAACGCATGCACCACGCTGCGCCCCAGCCCCAGCGTCTTGGCAATCTCCCGGATGGACTTGTTGGCGTTTGCCAGGTCGGTAACCTTGGTCCGGTCGAACACGATCCGTTGGCGCCCCACTGGCAGGTTCAGCTTGGACTTGCTCTGCCGGCCCTTGTCTTTTCCCACCTTGCCGGCTGCGAACGCAGCGCGGTACGCGATCTGGCCGCCGTGCGTCCTTTCCACGATGAAGGCGCGTTCCAGTTCCGCGAAGGCGCCCATCATCTGCAGGATGAATTTGCCCATCGGGCTACGGTCGTCGGTGTCGATCGAGGGCATGGTGGTGACCAGAAACCGCACGCCGTAGGCGCTGAGGGCTTCCACGTTCTGCAGCGCATCGAGCAGCGATCGTCCGAAGCGGTCCATCTTCCAGACCACAACCACGTCGAACCGCTTGTTCTGGGCATCGCGGATCAGCCGGTCCAGTTCTGGGCGTTTCTTGCCTTCCTTGCCGCTTAGCTTTTCCGAGTACTCTTCCCACTCCCAGCCTTGGCGTGTGGCGTAATCGCGTAATGCGGCTATCTGGATTTCCAAGTCTTGATGGACTGCGGAAACACGGGCGTACAGGGCGGCTCGAATCATAAGGTTCGCTTTTCCGGTATCCGGTCTAATCTCCGCGCGTGGTACGACGGCGAGGCGAGAGTTGCCGGTTTCGTTTTGGGCGGTGAAGCGGATGGGTGAGCCACCATTCGGGTCCGCCGTCTTCCCAATACGTCCAGTCGTCGATTACGTCCTGGCGTCGTGTTGTCATTGGCCATAGATCCTGTGAGTGATCCAGGCTGAAAGCACCGAACCAACCGCGCCGCCTAAGACATAGCCAGCCATGGCCCAACGTCCTTCTGCTTTCGAAACGCGCTGAATTGCCGTGAAGCCGAGGCCTGCGACACAGAGGTCTGAGAATCCAATGGAGAAGTAGCGGGCTTGGGATATGGCTCTGTAGTTCCAGGTGATCAGTCCATAACTTATGAACTGGAGGACAAAAAAGAAGAGGAATTGTTTAAAAGGTTTCACGATTCAGAGCCGTTGTTCAAGCTGTGCCGCCGGTCCGGCGCGGCAACCGTCAAATCGAGAAGCGCGATTTGCTGCCGCGCCTTGAGTGTCAGACTGGAGGTATGAAGGATTCCAGACGGGACGAACAACTGAAGGACCGCCGCGCCTACCGCCAAGCTCTCATCGAGAGGCGCGAAGGCATCGACCAGAAGATAGCGACTGTTGAAGAGCAGATCGCGGCGCTTAAACCGTCAAAGGCCGCTTGAGTTTCCTGAACCGCCGCCTTCCATCGCTCAAACGGCGAGACAATGGGCAAGTGGCCGTCGATTTCACTTTGCTGGAGGCTCAACTGATGAATGCGCTATCCCTAAACGCCAATCTGGCGGCGGAGAACAAACGGCTTCGCAAAGAGATTGAGATGCTGAAGGCCGCCCGCCTGCAACCGCCGTACACAACCGGAACGAAGAACGCAATAGTCTGGACACCGCCGCTCGATTGCCAAGGCTTCGAAGCGCAGACGAGTCCCAATTCGCGCACCGGCAAGTCGAAACCCTAAACCGCCGCCGCCGCGTTCTTCCGCGCGCCCATGCTGCGCGCCAGCACGCCCATTGCGAAAGTGATGATGTGGTCGGCTGCCTGTGTCCGGTGCGGGCCGTCCACCAGCGCCATGCCGCCGATGATCAAAAGCAGGCTGAGTAACTCGTAGCCTGCCTCGCGCTCCAAGAATTCGGCGTATCGGAGGATCATAGGTTCAAAATCCAGACAATCACAACCGCCCAGAACAAGCCGAGCGCCACAACCACAGATACCCAGAACCGAAGATTGTTCACGTAGATGATCATGCCGTTCTTGCCGCCGCGATGGCCTTGGCTACGTTGGCGCCGCTGGCGATCGCAAGCACCGATTCGGAGTAATGAGGGTCGGTCGCGTAGTGGGCCGCGATCGCGCCGACATACTTGGGGAAGTCCGCGTCAAACTGGTAGATCTTCCAGGCCGGCGCGTACACCCCGCGCTGCAGCAACCCGCCGTGGAACGCGAAACAATCGGCCAGGGAATCGAACGCGGCGAACCAATCGCGCACGTTGTAAAGCGTTCGGGCGC